AAGAGAAGCTTTAAAGCAAAAGAACATGCAGTTTATTGCTAATGAAGATCAACAAAGACGCATTGAAGAAACACTTGCGTACAACGCACGTGCTGAAAAAGCTGGTATGCCTCTTCGTCCTGTTCCTGGTCAAAAACAAGAACTGCCGCTTGAGTTGGAGCAACAAAAACAAGGTGTAGCAATGCCTGACATGCCTCCTAAAACTCCAAGCAAAACTGAAGCTGATCCATTTAAACTTTATGAAGAAGGTTTAACTGGTGAAGCAAGGGCAAAACAAATTGGTGCGCAAGAAGAAGCAAAAATCTATAAAAACCTTCAAACTGATTTAAATGCTGGTAATACTAAGCACAACGAAACGCTTAAAGGTTTGTATGACAAGCAAAAAACTTTTGAAGATGCAGCAGCACAAGCGCAAGTTAACCCTGACAAGTACTGGCAGGAAGCAAGCGTGCCCAGAAAGATTAGCGCATCTATTGGTTTAATTTTGGGTGGCATTGGTGGTGCTTTGACCGGTACTGAAAACGCTGCACTTAAAATTATTAACAACACAATTGACCGAGACATTGAAGCACAGAAGAAAAACCTTGATCAGAAAAACAATCTGTACAGAATGAATCTCGAGACAATCAAGAATGAAAAAGAAGCTTACAATGTGACTAAGGCACAAATGATTGGCCTTGCAGAGTTGAAGCTTAAAGAACAAATGGCGCGCACTTCTTCACAAGAAGCGATTGCACAAGGTAAAATTGCACTTGGTAAACTTGGTCTTGCTAAGCAACAACTATTGCAACAAACGGCTTTAGATAACGTGGTACAACTTGGTCAAGATAACCCACAAATGATTACACCTGAGATTCTTGAAAAGCTTCCAGCGGAACAAAGAGAACGTTTTGTTCCTGGATATGGGTTTACTGTATCTAAAACAGGTGCTGAGAAAATCAGAACAGAACTTTTGCCACAAAAAGACACTTCTGTACAAATGATTGATGATCTTATGAATATCCGTAAAAAATACGGGCGTGAGATTACCAATCGTGACGTGGTAAATGAAGTTAACACTCTTCGTGGCTTCCTTCGCGGTCAAATGCGCACATTCTTAGTTGGCCCTGGTGCAGTTACAGAAAACGAACAAAAGATTCTTGATGGTATTATTGCAGATCCTACTAAGATTCTTTCAACAGATTCTGGAACAATAGCTGCACTTAATAGTCTTAAAAACTCAATTGATCGTAGTTTTGTAAACCAAGCAAAAGCCAATGGATTAATGGTAAAACAACCACAAGCCCAAGGACAACAACCGGTGCGCGGTGCTAACGGTAAAATGTACATCCAACAGGGCGGATATATGGTGCCGGTGAAATAATGGAAGAAACAATCCCTACAGGTGCAATTCCAGTTGATGCGTTTGAAACTTATGAAGATAAGTATGGTAAACCATCTGAACAAGCCAAGCTATTTGCTACTAAAGCAG